GTTTCACCAGGTTCATTTGCACATGGGGAACCATCTGCCTGAACCCATCCAGGTTTTCCATCTTTTGACTTAGATCCTTTAAACCAGTGATGAAGAGTTCCTTCATAGTAAGCAATCTTCTTTCTCTTCTTTTCCCCTTGACAATGAGATTTTTGTGAAAATCCCTTTGGATTATTACAATCTATAGATTTTTTATATTTTTCAGACCAACTCATTCTAGAAAAAAATCTATTCTTTATTATTTAGGAATCCTTGCTTTAAAAGTTTAGATAATTCCGAAGTTGAACCTACAAACAAGGCATTATTAGTGACATTATTTGTAGTTTTTTCTTTTGTTTGTTCAACATCTTTTAACTTCTTTTGGAGATCTATAAGTTTATCTGTAACATCTCCAACACTTTTTATCAATTGTCCGGCAACTTCATAGGCCCTAGGAGAATCTGATTCTCCTGCAAGTTCCATTATTCCATTAATTGCTTCTTGACCTTTTTCAATTAGTGAATATAAATTTGCTCTAGTATATTCATAATCTTTGCTTAAGTCGCAAGGATTATTTGGGTCGATTGAAATTTTTTCAGAATTTTTCTGTGTCTCAACAATACTACTTTCAATACTTAAAGCTTTATCTAAAGAATCATAATTTTTTGCCATAATTTATCAAATATCCCTTTGTTGTGTTGGACTATACAATTTAGAGTCTGAAAAATCATACCAATCGTCATTAAATCCAAAATCATCATCTGGTTCAATTAATGCATCATCCTGTACGGTTAATTTATTAATAACACTATCTGATAAATGTACTGCTGCTGTAGTATTGTCATAAGATCTCCTTACATTTAATGTATTCTCATCGACAATATTTGTAATTAACATAATTTCATTATCAATAATAATCCTATCATCTACTGCAAATGAAGTTGTTGAATTGACATTTAAAATTAATGAAGATACACTAATATCCGAAATCAAAGTCGATGTGTTATCATTATTATAATCTTTTCTTGCTTGAGGTGTTACTACATACCGAACTTCACGTCTAGCATTTATCGTATCAGTATTACTATAAAGATCAACTTGAACTTTCTTGATAAGACCTTCCGTACTATCTGCTATTGGTCCGAATAGATATGTCTTAGCTGTAAATGATAATGTGTAAATTAATGCTCTTCTAGTAGAAAAATCACCCTCATATTCGTCTTTAAATGTTATATTATCCAATATTACTGGAATGTCCCTTTTTTCACCAATAGAACTTACTAAATCGATTGTAATATTAAAACCTGGTTGAAAAAATGGTAATATTTGCTCAATTATTTGCAAAGCATCTTCATTCAATTTAGTGTAGATATTTAATTGAAATCCAATATTATAAGGAACAGGCATAAAAACCTTTTTCACATTATTATTAGCATCAACAGCCTTAAAAGTTTGTGTTACTGTAGTTTTTCTGGATGGATCGTATGTTAAGGAAACCATCTCAAATGACATTCTTGGTAACGTAATTTGAACTGGTTTATTTAAATTTGATTGCTGCTGCAATCTTGCTAAAAATTTCTGAATTGGTGAATATGCTAAAGGAACTCGCATTTCACTATAATCATTATCATTTGAATCTTTATGTTTAATGTAAATTTGATTAAATAAAGTTCCAAAACCAGTAATGGTTTTTTTTATAATTTCGTGATAGTAATAAGTTCCTAACATTAGTAAGTTCCAAATGGATTTGATTCTGTAAAGTCTATGATTAGATCTGCCTCTTGTTCGATCTCATCGTTCTGCTCATATTTATCGATTGAAGATTGTGGTTGTACAACTTTAATACTATAGCTAGCGCCAGATACTGCTCCAACAATATTTTCACCCAAAACAAATTCTCCAGATGGCATACCAAGACTAATTGTTGAATTGGAACTATTCCAAGTTTTAACTCTTGCTTTAGTACCTGAAACTTGTCCCGTAACAACCTCATTAAAGATAAATGTACCAATTCCAGAGGTTCCTGGAGGCGCTGATATTGTAACTGTTGGATTTGAATGATACCCGATTCCAGCATCTGATATTAATATCTGAGTTATAATACCAACCGAAGATCCTGTTCCAACGACACCAATTGCATACGCCTGTCTTCTATCAATTATTGGTGCAAGTTCTCCAAGTGGTTCTTCTATAGTAACTGTTGGTTTTGAAACATATCCACTACCAGCATTAGAGATACTGGTTGGAGAGAATCCAAAATAATTTGCAGTATTTACAATTTCAGCAGTTGCTGCGGCACCAACTCCACCTCCACCAATAATTGTAACTGTAGGTGTAACTGTATATCCAGACCCTATCGAGGTTAAAAGTATTTCCTGAATAGAGCAAACACCATTTCTGCAAGTTGTAATTGCAACCGCTGAGGCATTCGTACCACCAACTGGCGCTGTAGAAATTGCAACTCTAGGTCTAGATGTATATCCAGAACCATCATCATTCATTATAATTCTTCTTACATATCCAGTAGATCCATTGTTGTTTCCGCCAATAACTTCAGCAGTTGTTACCGATGGGAATAGTTCTAGAGCAGTAATATATCCCTCATTTTGCAATGATTCATCTATTTCATCTAGAGTACTATCAAGACCATCATATCCACCAAGTTCATCCTGGTATTCAAATAATTCACATTGAAGTTCATAAACATATGATTGTCCCAATTGATAAAATGGTTTTTCGTGCTCTACAAATTTAACTTCAAATAATCGTCTACCTAAAGGAAAATAAATTAAATCTCCTTCTCTTGGTCTAGAAGACACTGTAATTTCATCATCAGGCATCGACTCTAAAAATGGCGAAATAAAATCTTCAAATCGTTCTTTAGATATAACTAATGTTAATTCATCTTTTAAACTCATTCCAAATTTAGTTAGAATATCACCAGATCCAGTATGACCTTCATAAGTGCTTAAATAAGCCTCTAGCATAAAGGTATCGTTGAATTTGGATGATACAACTTCTCTGATTATTGTATTAGTTCTTACAAATTTTCGGGGCAAGTATCCAATTTCAATACCATACATCCTCAATTGTTCATTGATCAGTTGCTGTATCAATCTCTGTTCACTTGCTGAACCGTGTTGAAAAAAAGGATTTAATGCCATTATCCAATAAAATCGTAAGGTGGAAGTTCGTAATCCATTGCCATTCTAGATTTAATAGAATCTAATTCTTTTTCTGCATCATCATAGATTTCTCTACCATTCAATTCAATTCCACCTGGTAGTTTTACACCCCTAAATTTAATTAAATTTTGACCCCATTGGCGCTTAATTAAAGAGGTTAAATATTGCTTTAAAAAACTATCATTATATACATTAGTAAATTCTGTAGGATTTAAAATCCTATAGCAATCTATAACAAGATATGTATCGGGTGATTGTGCCCCCCAATCAATATCTAAATACATTCTATTTTGTCTTTTATTAAATCTTATCTGCTTATCAGTTGTCAATAAGAAATCAATATCTTCTAAATAACTTTTAACCATAGAATATTGAAGAAGTTCTACGGAATTAAAATAATATAAATCATTTAAAAATAACTGATATTTTATACTAAACATACCACCAGAGATTGAACTGGTGTCAAATTTAAAAACTTTTTCAATACCAATAACAGAATCTGGTATTTGAATAAAGTTTGAATTTTCGTACCAATTGAAAGATGTTCCGGTAGTTGAAGTTGCAGTAGTTGTTACTATTCCAACTGCATTTGGTGGATCTGCTTTTCCCCTATCAACATCGCCTTGGGTTATTTTGTACTTCAAGTACATTCTTTCAACGCCATCAAAATGACGCTCATTAAAATATTGTAATGCATCGTCAACCAGATCATCTATTTGATCATCATCAACATTAATCTCTAAAACAGGGGCTCCCAAACGCCTTAAACAATAATCAATAAGTTCTTGCCTAGATGATGGTTTTGCCATTATATTTTATTGTTTATTTTACTAAATACTATTTATTTCAAAAATAGATAAGACCTCTTGCTGCTTTAAGTATAATTTACAGTAAAGTTTTGCAAAATTTTTAAGATCATCAATGTTATCCATAGAATCAATAAATCTTGCTTGTCTCTCATATTCGAATGATTTATTAATATCATCCAAAGAAATTTCATTTAAGTCCATTAATAAGCTCCTTTAATAAAGTTTTAATTTCGGACATTTCTTTCTTCATTGATTCAAGTTCATGTTTTTGTGTGATTCTACTATTAATTGTACTCATGTATTGTTCATATTCAACACTGTCACAATTAATAATTGCTCCTGTATTTTCATCACGATATAAATTTGAAAATCCTTTTACTGGTATCATCACGCTAAAGCAATTGTTCTTAAATCTTTAATTCTTGGATAATTTGCCTGATCGGAACCAGACATTATAATTTTGATTTTAAATCCAATAAATGGTCCAACATTTGGTGCAGTATACTGATATTCTAAAAATTCATTTTCCAAACTTGAAGGAACAAATACATCTGGCAAACCACTGTTTTTGGATGTATCAACAACATCCAAATAACCATCTTGATTGCTATCAATAGTTAAATTCCTATATCCTGGGAATAGTTCAAAAGATTGTTTCACCTCACTAGAATCTGGTCTCACCAAACTATATAAAACTCTAATATCAGAAGATGAATTTCTATATGCTGATAGGAATAATTTTAATGTGTTTGATGGTTGAGATAGTCTAATTGTATTTGAAACGTATATCGCAGCATGGGGATCATCATTAATTGAATTAACTCTCCCATTATTAATATAATCTGCAACTGGTTTATTCAGTCTTGCAGAAACAAATTCAGTAAATGCAGTATTCAAGAAAATCATTGGAGAAAGGAAAGCATTTCTGGTATTTAACGTGATTGCCGTTATAAATGATTTATTATTTGGTATTCCAGTTAAGTGTGTTGACTCATTAGTTTTTGAACATACAATTCTTGTAGAATTAAGAGCATTCTCTGCATTTAATAATACATTTTCATATCCTTTATCAACAAAAGATAGTTCGGTTCCATCAACACTCGTACCACTAACAGTTCTAATTTGAGCACTAAAGTTAGTTGATGATCCTGGATTTAGAACTTGATATACCGGTATTACAGAATTATAAATTATGTTTTGTGTTCCATATGCAGATCTTCCTCCAACCGATGATTCCAAATTAAATGATGTTTTTGGAGAATCTGCACCAAATCCATCAATAAGTCCGTCATAACGTCTATCTGGACCGTTAGATTGAAGATCTAATTCTAAATGATAACTATCAATATCCATTCCAATAGAACTTATATCATGAGTTGTGTTGATTCTCCTTAAAGATATTCCATTAACTTCATACTTATAAACTGAAGAATTTACACTATGTGGGAAAGCAACCGTATTATCTTGCCCCCTTGTTACTCCAGATAGTAATCCTGGTTCTACATTAGTATACTGGAGAATTTCATTATTAATTTTTAAATACCCTGGGTTAAGAGCACTCACTGGAACACCTTCAAACATTCCAAATGCCGAAGTATCTGCAATAGAAACATTTACTTCTACATCCGATGTAGTCATACTGGAAGACAATAAAACGGGTGCTATATTAGATGAAACATCAGATAAGGTTACTTTATTGTTACTTGCATACATTCCATGATCAAAATGATCTACTTTTATATGATGTCCACTATAAATACCACCTTCTTCTACAGATGCGCCCCTAATATAAGTATTGGCTAAAGAAACTCTGACATTGGAATCATTATAATAAACCAATTTAGAACCATTAACAAAAGAATCACCTTGAACGTTTGTTAGATATAATGTATCTATAGAGTTATTATTTCCAGTTATGGTAATTCTTGCATTTTCACCAGTATTTGATGAAACCGAAGATGTTACAATACCAACAACATCTCCGACTGCATATCCATTTCCATAATTAACAATAGTTGGAGTACCAGCAATCTGTCCACCAGAAGCAGTAATATTTAATGTCAAACCAGACCCTTTGCCAGTAATATTATAAGTTGAAACTTGAGAATCTGTTACATAATTTCTTCCAGCATCTGTAACTTCAACTGAAGATACCGAAGAACCAGTTCCTACTATATAACCAAAATTATAAGTTTTATAATTTTCACTAATTTTTCTACCAGATGATAATTCACTTATCAGTCCAGAATCTGTAATAGTAGTTACTCCAACTCTTAATTTTCTAGGATATGTTGTAATTGGGTTATTAATAAGTTTTTTCGTATAACTATTGCCAATGTTTAAATCTGGATTTTCAAAGAATACCACACCGCTCGATTCTGTAAAGACTGCTTTATGTAATTTGAATTTCAGATCCTGATACTGACTAGAAGACCACACTGATCCATTTTGAGACTTGAATAAACTTCCAATCGCAAATTGAGTTGTGTATCTAACAGATTCTGCATCAGGTAAAGTAGCAGTATTGATAGTTTTTTCTCCCATCTCTGCGATCCACACCTCATATTGATCAGACTCTGGTGCAAGTATTACAACCGCATATTCAAGACCTGGAGGTAAGAATATAGGTGAATCAAATGTAAATTTAGTTGGAACTGTGCCATCAGTAGAAATATTAACCTGGCTTGGTCTTAATGTTACAGAATTTCCTAAAAGAGTCAGTGTTGGTGTACCAAGTTCAACTGTACGTATTTGCACAGTAACTGGATTATTTCCAGAATCTTTCTTCGCAAAATAAATATCCACTGCAGTAAGAAATACCCCATTTACATCTTCAGTGAATACTTGTTGTGAAGGAGCATCTATGCCAGTACCAACAACAAATGTTTGTGCTAATGGATCAACTCTTTGCGCTTGTTGTTGAATTA